GGGGTTAGGAAGTATCTGTGAGTTGGATGTCGGGGGGACCTATAAGGTAACCAGCATCCCAATCGTCAGCAGCAGCTCTGAGGACAGTTAATGTGTAATTACCCCAAAGACCAGGTATGAAAGTCGCACGGATCCTGTCAGAACAGGAAGTATCGGTGAAAATATCAGAATAGTCTTTGTGATAAAAAGGAATCATTACCTCGACGAAAGGATTGGTGATTGTAGAACAGGTGGTGGAGAAGGAAACTTCATCAGCGAAGGGAAAAGGACCAGCGGGTGGTACAATTACAGGGGCAGCAGCAGTAGGGCTTGCAGTGGTAGAGGTAAAGACCATGCAGGTACCATTTACTATAGTGGTTGGAGTAGGAACGAATTTGTATCGCATTCCTCCACGGAAGAAACAGTAAAGGCGAGCAACACGATCTAAGCGAGTGCAAAGGCTAGTGGTAGCATCGTAATTGTAATAAGCGGGGTCGACAGTAAGACATTCTCCTGAGAGCATATCATAGTTATCAGAATAAGAGAAACATCTTGTGAGTTGACGAAGGTTTGTGACTTGTTCACCAATCGTGGCAGCATTAAACTTAGTATCTTTGGCAATACTAGGTTTATCAACCATGCGATGAGTGTTGGCAAGGTCTTCTCCGGCGGCTTGAACGACACCGGGAGGGACTGTGTTGGATCTTGCGACCCAACCACGTTTCACGGAGCGTTTACGGAGTTCAGGGTCAGGGGCAACAGCAGGGACAGGGAGATATAACTGAGTGCATGGGGAAGATAATTGGAAATCGGAGCTTCCACTTGAGAAAAGATTGATGTAAATAGTAGTCGGAACAGTTGCAGGAGCAACTAAAGGATTTTGGACATAGAGGACCATCAAACCTGTACTGACATCTTTATTGAGCAAACCGGCATAGGTGAAGCCAGTTCCAGTAGATGTGCGTGAGGCAAGACGGACTCTGTTCCAAGCTTGATTGGAAACGAAAGGAACATCAAAGTTACATGTGGTGGAATTTTTAAGATCGCAAATTACTTTGGGAGCAGATTCAGTGGTAGCCAATGTCACCGGACTAACAACGGTATACAAGCCGGACAAAAAAGCAAGTCCAACCGATCCGCTGTAAAAGGAGTTACAGTGAAAGTTAAGTTGATAACTGATTCCCCCACGCCAGTAATTGAACATGTGAGAGGCATACGCTAGAAACGTAGGAGAGGCAGTTGTAGTAGTGGCAGAAGCACAAAAACCGGGCGTAGCAGGCCACGAAGCTAAAACAGTTCCGGGGGTTGCTGACGTAGACCAGTTAATAGTCTGGAGAAACATGGGCTTTGAGCAAACATAATTAATATCTAATTCGTCTTTGGTCGTACCAAACGTTGCACGGCTGATATTGACAGCATTACGGGCATCGAAGGCAAGTGTACACGAATTATCTATGCTATTGTGACTAGCATAAAATTTGGCATTATATTGACTCATGGGGTTTGAGTTTGAAAAGTTTGTTGGTTTCGAAAAACCAAAAATGTCTAGAGCAGTTGACATTAAAGGTTCGAGCCAAGCGCCGGCAGCGCCGTCTTCTTCGGTAGGACCTTCGCCCATACGATCGACGGCACCAACAACTTTGGAAACAGTTTTGGCGATAGTGGATAAACCTCCAATTGCAGAAGCAATTACAGGTTCGGAAGAACTTTTGGCTTTCCAGCCTTTTCTCGTTTTTGCAACAGATGGTGCAAAAGGAGTAAGGTTTTGGGGAGCGCGCATGGAGAGATGAATATTTTCAGCAGAAACGTAGGTCGTAAGGTGAGCAGTGTTGGAACCAGAAGAACCATTGAGTGGATTGAATACAAGAACTTGTACTCCAGCCCATGGTTCACCAATTCCAGGAGTGGAATCATTGATGAGATCATAATTGAGCTTACGATGTACGTAGGGGACAACAAATTCGGTTTCAGGACCTGAACCTGCGTCTATGAACATATGTGGGTAACCTGACCATGCGGTGAGGGACGTTGGATTTTGAAGAGCACCAGTTAACGTCGGAACTGGTAGAGCAACAACAAGCAGTGAGCCTATTGCAAATTTGTTTACGTTTATTTTGAAGCGAAAACGTATATCGCAGCGGAAAAATCGGAAATCAGCAACTTTACAACAGGGCATTGTAGAGGAGAGTATGATATTTGGTAATTCATAGGCAGCAAGCGAAGTAAGAGCAGAATCAGTAGCAGCCCAAGAGAAATTATCCACGGGTCGTGGAGTTCTCAAGAACTGTTGAATATTTTGGAAAGTGGTGCCAGAGTCGGCATCAAACTTATTGGGCATTGATCGTTGGTTTTCACGACCACCGAACGTTCTTGCAGCTTGCGTAGAGAACGTTACTATTCCGGTTTCTTGAACATCACTCTTAGTGACAGCACCGGTAGTGTCATTAGAGGCTTGAATTGATTGGTTTGAAATCTCTGCAGTTGAGCTTGACAATGAGATTATTTTGTCGCGCGTGTAAATGTGGTACAAATTCTTTTGAACTAACAGGTCTTGTTTAGTACCATATGGCCGTAGCTATTCTATTGTTTGCGTCATTAACACAACAAACAAATGAACTTAATGGGATTAGCTATAAAAACACCCCAGGTTGAAAGGGACTTTAGACGACTGAGTCGTCAACGTTGCAATAATTGCCACGTAGCATGGAATTTCGATAAGCTTTCCATGGAAAAATTGTGAGCTTTGGGTAACGGACTTCTCGAGCGGCGAGAACTATCTGGTTTACCCAATAATCGAAGGTATCTTTGGGGTGCATCGCAAGTTCGCGGCACGCCATTTCGAGACAACCAGCAAGGTCATCTCTAGGGATGTCTTCCCAAGTCCAATTAGGAGCATTGAGAATTGTGGGGAGATCGAGGGCACCAAGATAAAGGTCTTCTTGGGAGTCGTAAGTGAATGAACGTTTGAGGAAGTTGACTTCAGCAAGTCGCTTGAAATCTTGTTGTTCTCCTAGCTTGTTTTCGTCGGTATATGTGATACCAATGGCACGAAGTTGGGCTGTGAGAACTTTCGGATTGAAGAAGAAGTGGACTTCCGGGGCAGGATTGATAACATTATCGTCACCAAAAGCAACCATAGTTACGTTCTTGGAAAAAGGAAATGCGGTCGGATCGAGACCCATTTCGAGGAGAGCAGAATAATAGGCATAACGCGTTTCGAGGCAGTTATGCTCAGTGTTGAGCTTCGCGGTTAGTAAACCGCCGGACGGATTACAGTTGAGTGGACTGTAATAACGCCCGTTGTTGAAATGCAAGGCTCCAACAACGCCTGTGAGGAATGTGCGTCGAACAAGATCGTCTTCAGCAGAGCCTTTATAGTAATTGGCAGATTTATCACCAGAGAACATAAGAAATTCGCGCAAAAGGGTTGCGTCATAATTTCCATGATCACCGGCTATCTGATGATCACCATAAGTGAGCAGTTTGTCTGCTAAAATAGTCCATTCAGGACTAGTTGGATTGATTCCGATGGCAGATTCGTTTGTGATACGATTCTCCATCATGTGAGCAATTTCGACACCGTAATACATACGCATGGCGATGAGGAAATCAATGGGGCCAGCAGAGAATAAACGAGTTTTACCAAGTTCATTCTTTTCAATGGGTCGAAGTTCATCTTTCAAATGATCTTCGAAAATGGCAGTAAGTTGAATTCCCTCTTTTGCGAGGGCAATACGGTGATTAACCGCTTTGACAAGATCTGGATGAATCCATTTCTTGTCGAGATCGATGAGGGCGTGTTTGCCTTTGCCATGGTAAATTCTTTTCCATGGGAGACCAGTAGACGTGGACATATTAAGGGACGGGTAGAAACGATTTCCGGGTATACCGAAAACGGCTTCTTCGAGGGTTAGAAGACGGGGTTCTCCTGTGAGATCAGAGAGATGACAGGAGTTCATCAGATTGATATAGTCTTGGAAAGCTAGTTCCAAAACTTCAGGTTTCAATCTGGTGTTGGGGACAAGGAATTTTCGGAGAGCGAGAGTATTGGGATCGAGTTCTTCACCTTTTTTGTTGGTGAAGTGGCTGAGATGAGCAGGATCTTTGAAAAGAGGCAAGCGGCCAGTTGCTTGTATCTTTGAAGGAATTATCTTAGAGTGTGGCACGTGAGAACCACTTTGGCGAGCACTAAGATAGTTAATAGCAGGGAGCTGGGTAGGAACAAGAGCAGGGTTGTTAATTTCGACATTATCTATACACATTTTAGCAGTATAGGTAAGTGGAACGGTGACTTCAAATTGAACAGAAGGACCGTTAGCATTGAGAACATCGAGTGCAACCCAAATTTGTTCGTGGGAAAGAACGGCAGCAATACCGCGACCGAGCGAATCGGAACCAGCTTGATGGATTCCGATAACGCGGGCGGCATCGGGTAATTTGGGATTGACAACATAAACGAATGAACCACAGTCACCGAATTCACCAGGGAAGGCATATTCGATGTGGAGAGGACTTGTAATAATATGTTCTTTACCACGTATATCAGCAACATAACTAACACGAGTAGAACTGAGTGTTATTTGGTCAAGAGAACGAGTATGGAAAAAGAGATCATTTAAGTTATCAAGAGTAGTGAGGAGAGCACGGCGGCCATTAAGGCCAGTAAATAAACGTTGAGCAAGGAACTTAGAGCGAGTTCCATCACGTTTACCATACAGGGAAGCAATTTGGGGGACATACCATTTGTTCGGTAATCGGCACATGACAACATCCATTTCATTAGTTGCAGTGAAATCGGTCATACGGGCAATTTTTATTTCTTTCCACACAAAATCGAATCTTTCGTGAGTTCGACCTTTAGCGGGAAATAAAAATCGAACGACGGATTCAGGTTCGATATTGAGGACAATGTGATGATTAGTGAGGAATGTAACACCATCGATAAAAGTGGCATTACCTAAACAAGTGGGGGCTTTGTCAGCGTTCATAATGAACATCTTAGCCATGTGATTGGCTGTTGAACTGACAAGATCTTTGAGTGTGTGGTCAAGTGCTTTATCCTTTTCAGAATAAAACTTGGCGTGCCACACAGGAGCTTCAGTTTGTTCACCTTCGAAGGGAAGGGGAATAGGGGAGTGGGCTTTGAGAATACCTCTAACGGCTTCAGACTTTTTACGAGCCTGAACTTGTGGGTTAGAGGATTGGGCAACAAGGGTGGGGGCTGGTTCGACGGGTTGTTTGTCGAACATCTTTTTAAGTTGCATGCCTGCAACAAAAATAGTGCCGATGGCACAAATAATTCCAACAGCAGCTATTGTCGCCACTGCACCACGGGTAAGGTGTTTTTTGAAATTAATCGCTTTATCGCGCGCTTTATTGTTACGTACACCAGCTAGCATTTCTTCTTTGTCTTTGTGAGTGACATCGAATTGGAAATAACTAGCTACCATACGTAAAGAGCCAACATCAAATTGTTCGGGAAATTGGAACTTGTGAGGAAGAGAACATTTTTCCTCACCGGGATTACATTTACAACTGTAAAAAGCAAGAGTGCATTCAATCATTTGTATACTAGAATCAGGGGGAAATGGGTCAGCTTTACAATTTTTAATATTCCAAATTTCATGACGGGGAATTTGGTTTTTCTCGGCGTAATAATAAGGGCAAAAAGTGAATGGAGGGAGCGGATCAGCTCGAGACATCATTAAGGCCATACCAGTGGCTAGGGCTTTATCATTACAAAGTTGTTTGAACATGCCTTTGGTGAAATCACTGTCAGGGTCGAAGTGATAACCACTTTCACCACTGCAAATTTCGCAGTAGCTATGAGTGATGTCACTGGAGACTTTTGCGGCAACAGTAGAATACAATAGTTCAAAAATACGAGCATTTTGGAGAAATAATTCATTATTCTCCCATTCAACAACAGTTTCTTTGATATATTCGGTTGCAGTTTGTTCGCAATCGTCACGGGTAAGAATGTAAGTTCTTGCCATTTTCAAAAATTTTGTACGACTTTCTTCGTACGAATAGACGTCACCTTTAGCAATGATGTCACGCATATCGGTGGCAATTACAGGGAATTGTCCAACAGGGGCACGAGAAAGAGCCACATTAAATCTGAAATTGGGTTCAGAGGCTTTCTTAGCAAAATGTTGGGAACCATATTTTGCAATGAGTTGAGTAATGTGATCATCGTTCTTGTTTGTGACATGAAGATCTTCGAGACGAAGTAAATAATTAAGGGCATCGAGATCAGCCCATTCGTCACTGTAGTTATAAGAGGCTAAACTATCAGTGACAGTAGAGGTGACTTTCTTTTGGATCCGGGTTTCTTGGACCACATAATCGCGGAAGCGATTTAAAATGAAAGGGGCTATCTTCTTAGAATCTAGAAGATATGGGTAATCAGGTGCGTTTGGATTATGAGGACTTTTATATTCTTTGTTGAAAATTCGTTCAACTTTGAAGGTGTCAAAATCAGTACAACGTATTTTAATATCAATACGTCGGTCAAGAGCGTCAAAACAGTGAAGAGATTTGACGAGTTGAGGTTGGAGATCGAGGTTAGTAGTGAGAATGACAATTGGAGAAGTGAAAATGAAATTACCTTTATCAGTAACAGCGGCCATAGGTAACAAATATTGGGCGATGTTTTTGATTTTAATAAGTTCAGCAAAATCAGGAGAGGGTCGAGCGTCATTATCGGTAAATTGGCCCCAATCATCAAAGATTGTGACTAATTCATTGGCATAATTATCCCAGAAATCGAGAGCAGTATTTCTGGTATGAACGGAGGTGCCAAAACCTCCTAGAAGAGACTTGGAGATAGCCTCAGCTACGGCTTGCATGGTTGTAGATTTACCTAAACCAGACTTGCCGTTGATTGCAATCACTAGAGGAGCGACGCAACCTTTACGTTCAATAAATT